TGGGTCGTTAATACCCGGTGCAGCAAAAACTGTGATGTTTGTACCCGGGAAAACGAAAGAGCTAGGAGCGTTAACACCCGCTGCATTTGAAACTTGCGCAAATTGTCCGATTACACTTGCACCTGTATTGATTAATGCTGCAACTAATGCTTGATAGTTTGCATAAGAAGTGTAAAGAATTAAATCATCTTCAGTTTGTAAATCGCTAGTCAATGAACCAACGTTTAACCAAAATTCAGAAATTGCAGTTGATGTAGTCCATTGAGCATAAGCACCCGCAGAATTGATTGAACCATTTGCATTAGTAGTTTGAGATAACAAACCAGTTAATGTAGCTCCATCACCTTGCCAAATTGTATTCTCAACGAATTTAGCAATGTTTGCGATTTTGTTGTTTGCGATTAATTCAGCGAAAGGTACTGTCTCTTGGTTAGCCGCTGCACCCAATTGAGATGAAGTCCACTTGCTTCTCAAATCTTCAGGGCAAAGTTGCTCTTTTAACATCTTACTTCCTACTACTAAAGGAATTTGAGAAAATACAGTAGCGTTTGAACCTACTTGACCCGCTGCAAATCCACATGTCGCATCTTTGATGTCAACTGTTGAATTCATAACGTTGATAGCCGATGTTCCCGCAGTTTTTCCCGCTTCGATTGTAACGTATTCTGTTGTAAAAGACTTCAATAATGCCGCACTTATTAGGTCGGTTGATAATTGGTCTGTATATGCTGGTAAAGATCCTAAGTTAAATGACATAATTTATTTTTTTAATTGGTTTTTAATGAATTTTAATTTATCTAATTTTGACATCAAAGTAATCTCTTCAACATCTGTTTTTTTAATTGGTGTTGTTGCTGGTGCTTTTGAAAATGAATTTACTCTTTCTTTTAAATTAGCAATTTCACTTCCTAATTCTGTAATAGATTCGTAAACTAATTGCATTGGATCAACTGCTACTTCAACTTCCGACGCTTCAACAGTTACTTCAACTGGCGCTTCAGTCTCTTCAACTTCAGCAAAAACGATTTCGGTAATAATACCCATCTCATCAGTTTTGAACATTGTGCCGTCTGCCATTGTGTGTTCGCCTTCTCCAACGGAGTTATTTTCAGCATCAAAAACAGGATATCCGACTTCTAATTTCTCAGTCATTACCTCCGTTCCATCAACTAAAACAATTTTTTCGAGAGACACTTCTACGCCTAAAAGTTCTCTAACTTGGTTTAATTTTAATTTGTACATATTAGTAAATATTTGTTTTAAAGTTTTTAACAAAATTGTGAATAACTATTTATTATCAGGTAAGAAACCATGATTAGGTTGGTCGTATGGAGCCGTTCCTGCAAGCCCTGGCGCACGCCCTTTATTGATTACTTTTTCTTTTGCATTGATGTAATACTTACGCCAAAAATGTTTACAATTTGCACCGCCACTATACTTCCAAATATCATAAATGTTTGTGCCACGTGGACCAAAGCCCGGGTTTACTGGTGCTTGAGCTATGGCTTTAATTTCATCAAATGTAAAATAAGTTTCTAAAGATAATAACGACTTGCAAAACGTTCTTTCAGCTGGTGGACCATCGTATTTGTAAACGGTTAATCCTTCTTTATAACCTTGCGGTGGGATGAAATTCTCATCATATTCAACTACTTCAAATTCCTCTAAATCCTTTGCGCTTATTCCTAAAGTCTTTGCCAATTCGATTGCCTTATCTTCATCAAATTCCAATATTCCTTTTATCTTATTGAACGTTTCCTCGTTTTCGTATTCCTCGAATACACCTTCAACGCTAAAGCCTTTTAACTCCCCATTTTTAACACGTTGCCATGTTTCCATATCTTCTACTTGCATTGATACCATCCACGTTCCCACGGGCACATCGTAGCCGTATTTCATTATTGCTTTATCGTTCATGTCTTCTACTATCCAAGATTCGTACACATACGTACCTGTTTTCTTTTTATTCTCATGGTCTTGGTTTATGTCATTCGTGCGGGCTTCCTTCATGAACTTTTTTGCAATCTTCAAAATAGTTTCTTTGGAAAATACAACATCAAAATAAGTTTTTGTTTTTTTGTCAAATCTTACAATCTTCATGTCAGGAATCATGGCGGGCCCAATTACAATTTGTAAATCATTATCAAATCTATATTTTTCCATTTCCTTTTTAAAATACATGAAATCTATTTCGATTGCTGGCTCTTCAACAAGTGAAATTTTATCGACTCCACCGCTTTCGCTTATTACTAATTCTATTAATTTTCTGTTCATAATCTTGCTATTTGTTTTAATTTTAAATTTGCTTCAATTTGCGAAGTCATTTCGCTAGCTACTACATATGTTTTAAATATCGGATTTGCATTATTTTGCGTTCCAAATCCAACACCCCCACCCGCTTGATTTATGTTTGAAAGTAGATTCCCAAACATGGCTGTTGATTTCGCATTAATTACCGATTCTCCGTTTGATAAGTTTGCCATAATACTATCACTTGTAGATGTACCTAATCCGCTTACCAATCCACCCGTTGCGAATTTAGATGGAGTAGCTTTACCACCGCCACCGCCATCACCACTCCCAGCATTATCAATTTCTGCAATGGCTTTGTTTTTTTGGCTTATAATATTACCAATTGCAATAGCGGTTGACGCAATATTAGCCGCTATCGGAGCCGCCGCAGCTAAACCCATTGTAGCCAAAGAACCTGGATTTGCTAAAAATCCCGCATTAGCCGCCGCAGCTGAACCAATTACGCCCGCCATCGAACTTGCGGCTCCAACTCTTACAGCTGTTTTTTGTCTTCCTTTATCCTTGCCAGCATTTTCTTTTAATCTATCAGCAATAAAATTACCAATTTCAGCACCCGCCACAACCATTTTTCCTACTGCGTCAATGGTTGCTGCCTTTTCATCTATCTCTTGTTTATTAAGTTTTGTTTTTCCGTCTGTTATTGCCTTATCAGTTTCTAAAGTTTTTTCGCCATATAACTTTTGAAGTGCTAATTTCTTTTCATTAAATTCTTGTTGTTTAACTAAATCATTTTCAAGATTAGTATATTGAGCTGTTAATAAATCTAATTCTTTTTGATAATTTTCTTTTCTTAATGCTTCTTTTGTTTTATCAATTTGTATTTGAGTAGCAACCGTATTTTCACCAAATTTTACTTGAATAGCAAATATTTCTTCGTAGTGTTCTAATTGTTTTTGTAAATCCTCTTCAAATCCAATATCTCTAGTATTTTGTATTTCTATTTCTTTTGCATACGCCGCTTGTTTGTCTTTTGTTTTAGCTTCTTCTAAAAGCCTAACATGATTAGCCTCTTCATTATCTAAAGCCGCTTTTCTATCTTTTAAAATAGTTGTTTGTTCTATTTCTTTATTTGCTCTTTCGTTTCTTAAATTTTCTTTTTTTACTTCACTATTAGCTAATAAATCTTCTTGCTCTTTTAATTGTTGTGCTAATAATTCAGTAGATTTTTCTGCTCTTTCTTTTGCTTTATCGTCTGCTACTTTTTGTTGTTCATCTTTCTTTTTTTGTTGTTCAACTCGTCTATTATTTGCCTCTTCATTTGTTTTTTTGTCTATCTCTTTTTTTTGCAACTCATAACTATCCATTGTATTTTTCAAAACTATCAATGCTTGTTTTTGCTCATCAATAACTTTTTTACCTTCAGCTTCAACTTCTGTTGGATTAAAAACCATTTTTGCAATACCACCATACAAACCTTCTTTTAAACCAAAGTCCTTACCTAAGGCACTACCAACTGAATCTATCGTTTCTAATAATAATGCCAATGGAGCTGTAAGAAATTCTAATGTGCCTCGTAAAATTTCTTTGTTTCTTTTACTAGCTTTTATTTGAGCATCAGTAGTTGCAATAGTATTATCTAATTGCGCTTTTGCTGCAATAAATACATCTTTTGTTGCGGCTTGTTTTATCTTTAAAATTTCTCTTTCACTCTTACCCTGAAGTTTTAATGTAGCATCTTGGGCATTAATTGCATCTAATTTAGATTTTTGAGTTTTTAAATTATCTTCGGTACTTTTATTTAATTTCTTTTGCTCCTCACTCACACCGCTAACTGCTCCTTTAATATCATCCCAATAGGCTACAATCGTACCCAATGCAACGATTAGCAATCCTATTCCTGTTGCACCGATTGCGCCTTTAATAGCTTTAAAAGCATCAACTGCCACGGTTTTCATATTCTTAAAAGCATCAGCACTTTCACCAATTGCTTGGATTCCACTAGCCAACGCCATAGCAGATTGAACTTTTAAAATAGCTTGTTCAACATCTTTACTTTCAGCTCCAAATACACCCATTGCACCCGTAACCGCACTGAAGCCACCTGCAACACCTGTAAGTGACGCACTAACCGCTTTAAATTTAGCATCGGGATTAAAGGCATCTGTTAACGCTTTTGCATCTCCAATTTTATCCTTCAACATTGCCGCACTCTTTGCCGCTTCAACTGCTTGTTTTGATGTGGCCCCGAAAGTATCACTTAAGGCCGCTACGTTCGCTTGAGCTTCTTTTAATTGAGTCTTTAAACTCTTTACGCTTTGGTCCACCTTATCCAACCCGCTAAGGTCGGACGTGGTATTTATTCCTATATTTATCTCGTTTGCCATAGTTTTTATTTAGTTTAAGGTATGCAAGTAATTCTTGCCGCTACTTGTACTTTGATTCCGTTTATAAATTGTGCTACAAATGATTCGCCTGGGTTAGCATACCAACCATCTACAACAGGTGTGGTCATTGCTAAATCACTCCATGCTTGAGTAGCTTGGTAAACAGTATTTGAATAAGCGTAAAATGGTTGTAAAGGGAATTGACAACAACCCGCTTCATAAACGCTATTACCTCTACATGGTTGGTAAAATTGTAGTACGTCTGGAATACATACACACGCTGTTGTTACAAAATACTGTGTAATAAATCCATTAACTACTTCAAATGTATTACTAGCTCCATAGGAATAAACTCCACTAGGTGCGGGAAAATTTGCATTAGCATCTAAAAATAATTCTCCGTTTAATTCAAAGTATTTAATCGTTGCATTGCCATTGTCATAACAACAATATACATCGCACGGGTCTGTTGGTGTTTCAGAATTTGGAAAATAACACATTAATTGGCCTTCAATTATTGGGCGTGGCACAATCGAAATAGATTCACCTACTCTAATTAATTCTACTTTGCATGAGGTCGGTTTACCTACTTCATAATCGGTTATTTTATTAACCATAAACCAACTATCTTTTATAAATATTTTATCATTGAATTTTAAGTCCCAAACTTTTTTATAGTCCAAAACAATATTCATTTCTAAAATCTTGCCAAATTTATCATAGGTAAAATCGTACCATTTTTGCCAATAGTTATTCCACAAATCTCGAGTAGTTCTAGCGGGTGGGTTAGGTACTGTGTTAGTTATATCCCATAATGGTGCGGCGTTGCGCCATGCCATATCATTAAAGGTCGTGCCTAAATTATCGAGTACACTATATTGACTTACCAACGGATATTGATTCCAATGTTGAGTAACATTTGCATCGTTTTTAATGTGCCATTCTAATGGTGCGGTTCTCATTCCATTATAATAAACTAATCTCAATTTTGGAACTATTGGCGTCCTTTCAGTTGTCGTGTCTTTTGAGATATGTGGTATAAGAAATTGTGCTGCTAACTTTTGATTTGCGCTTGCAGTTGGTTCGGATGAAGCGTTCCCAATTGGTAATAATGGAGTTGGTGCAAATATAGATTGTACCAAGTTGTTGCCTACTAAAATTTCTATTTGACTATCTAAGTCTAATTGACCATAAGTAGTTTTTGTAGCTAGTTGAAAATTGTAATTAACATAGTCACTATCTTCATCATCACGCCATGTGTTTGCTCTTTTTTGAGATATAAATAATGGTTTGCTTTGTATATCCACATTACCATCTACATAATCAGTCCAATCTCTTTGCGTGCCTTGTTCAACCCAATTAACCCACGGAGTAATTGTAAAGTGTTTTTCTTTTATTTTTGATGGTTCTAAAACAAGATTATAACGCTCGATAATTCCTTTTAAAAAATCAATTGTCTTTACGTTGTTAGGCAAAAAATTACTAAGGTTAGTAATATCTCCAACCGATGTGGTTTGTCTTAATATTGCTGTTGAAACATTGTTACGGTTTGCATTAGGTGGAACCGTTGATATAATTCTAAATATTAATTCATCTCCTAAAGAAGCTAAAGGCACACCGCCAACTGAATTAGGAATATTAAATGTATGAAAAAAATAATAAGGTATTCCATAAGTAGTACCTGTGAAAATATGTGAAGTAATTATGGAATTAGTAGTTAAATTGTCTAGTCTGATTTCAAAAAAATTATTAAAAGACCAATTTGTAAACCAACCACCAATATCAAAAATATAATAATCTAATGGATTAACAAACTGAATAGGTACTTTAAAAATCATTGTAGTATTATCAAATGAATTTGACGGGTCGTAAACTTCATACGGGAATAGAATAACTTGAGAGGCTGCTTGTAATACTTGTTGCCATAATCCGTTAACCTCTAATTTAGAAATAGTATTATCTTGAGCCCTATCTTGTTGTTCAGTAATTATATACTGGCTCATGAAGTCCGAATTATTCACATTAATAAAAGAACTATCATAAGTAAAACCACTACTCGCAAAGATTGCATCAATCAAAACCTTTGCACGAATTACGGGCTTGAATTGTGCGATTGATAATGGATGTTGATTTTTTGTAAATCCTTTTTGCGCTAGTGTATTGTCATGTAATGCCAAAGTATTTTGCACGGGCACACCTTCAAAATAATCATAACCCCACTCGATTAACGGGTAAATTATATCACCACTAAATAAATTTAGATTCCAACTATTAACAATGTTGACATAGCTTTTTTCATGATTGAATTGAGATAAGTTTAAGCTATTCAAAAAACCACCGCCAATGTTTGACGCTAAGTCTGAAACCTCGCCAAAAAAAGTAATCTCATATTCAACGTTCTTATCTTTATTATTTGTTATAATATTTGTCAATCGAATACTACCGACTGAAATTGTTACGTTGCTATCTTGGATATAAGATTCTATTTTTTTTGTCGCATCAAAAGTAATTGAATTGATATTAAATGCACTCTTAAAAAACAAATTATTGTTAGCCGTGTTAGGCACTCTAAACGTTTGAGAATATGTAGACGGATTTGCAGTCGGATCCATTATGTCAGCAACCGACATGGTTAACTTAATCGGATTGTTTTCCATTAAGTCTAATAAAATAAACCCCGTAGTTTGTTTAACGTATAATCTCATTAATTAATCTTTTGAACGTGGTTTAACATTATCTCGAATTCAGCTTGAACCATTTTAACTTGTTTAACATTTTTAGTCTTATAACTTGCTTGTCCAATGTGAACACTTTGAGGTGCATACTGATTATACGCCGTATCGTTGAAATAAGCTATTACATTTGAACTCTTTTGCAATCCTTCAAGTAAGTTAACTTCGTCCTGTGTTAACCAATCCGTGTTAAGCATGAACGATGTCATGGCTTGTTTATTGTAGATTACATCACCGCCTTTTGTTTGCAAATTATAGTTTGGATTCGTAATGTTTGCAGTTACGGGACTATATCCACTCCAATCCATTGTCTCTTGGTAATAGTTGCTATTCGTTGTCTTTGTTTCCTTTTCCATGAAGGCTGTAAAATTCATGTAGTCACGACCGCCTAAGTCATTAAGCCAACTTAATCGAACCCGTGTGTATAACGTATCGCAATCTCCAAGCATTGTTAATCTAGTTATTTGAGTTAATGGTTGATATTCAACGCATCCATTACCAACTGCGTGATTAAACATTTGAACCTCGATATATTCGTTAGGACCCATTACATTAGCTTGCCCTGTATAAATGTTAATCAATTCAATTAATGAAGCTAATCTACATTGAACATGAATGATGTCAAATTCAGCTGTTAATTGAGTTGTAATAACATCACTACAAACACTCTTTTGATTATAACCAGCTATTGCATCTGCACTAATCGGTAAGTTACTTACAATTACATTACCAAATTGGTCGTAATAATTTAAAACTAAAAATGCAATATAACAATCATCTAAATTAGCTGGATATTGAATCCAATTTATATAACTCAAAACATTCATGTCATTATAATAAACATTTTGATTCAATGTATTATAACTTAACGGATAAGCTAAAGTATTGTTTAACAAACCATCGCCCCAATCGTAGGTTTTACCACGTGAAGGCAATATGCCATAACCACCACTCAATGGTATTCCATTACTCATTCCATCTTGTTGTTGTTGATGTTCTAAGCTACTATTCCAAACGTGAACAGGAACGTCTATTTGATTACCAAGTGTGGCAGCATATAGGTAAAAAGCGGGTTCTCCTACATTACCATTACCATCATAAATTTGACCGCCAAATTCCTCTCCACAAATTACGAATGTATGTAAGCTCGAAGGACCATTGTCTGCAAAAATATGACCACTATTAATTGTATCGATAACAGTCTCAGGAATGGTATCAATCAAATACGCTTGACAAATTTGACTAATATCAATCATGCCAGCACCACTTGGATTCGGTTTAACTTTCAATCTAATTTCAAAAGCATTGTTAATATACACATCAAAAATATAACTGAAATTATCTTGATAAGTTTCATCACTTTGTACACTCCAAATAATCGGATTGTATGTGCCTTGTAAGTAAGATGGTGCGTAGTTAATTTGTGTTATCATTTTTATTTTTTTGGTGTGCTAAAAAATTATAGGCTGTTATTAATTCTATTTTTGTAACCTCTTCGATTTTAAGGATGTCGTCTTTCGCAAGGAAGTAAATAAACGAATTCCAACTTCGAGCGCAACGGATATCAGAGCGTTCAAGATTTTTTTCTTCTTCTCCGCTTTCGGCTTCGCCAAAAAGTCCTTTGTAACTTCTTTCAAGTTGCCCAATATATTTAAAAAAAAAACAGCGGTGTTCAATGCAACCTTAACGGGCATTTTTTCGGCAAATAATTCAGCACGCTCCTCAAATGTTTCACTACTATAAGGCTCAATTTTAAAAGGTAACTTGCTTATTAATGGTCGGTAAAGTATTGCCATAATCTTATGTAGATTGAAGTTTAACACGGGATGGTTTTTAAGCACATCGATATCCGCCATTTCACCAACTGTTAAACCTTTTACGTTAATCAATCCGTAACTTTTACCATCAATCGTGATTATGTTATCTACGCTACCGTCTCCTAAGTCAAAACAATTGTGAACAAACTCATTCCACATTGTATCGAGTATTTCAGCGGGTATAATACGGATTTCTTCCATGTCGCAACCTGTGACAATTTGGAACACGTTCATACGGTCGTGAATGCTTGTTTCATCTTTGATTAAATCCGAAATCTCGATGAATTTTCTTATTGATATACTTTTTATTGTTCT